TGACGTTGAACGCGGCAATGATTGCAGCCACCAACGCGGTGACTTCCCCAAGCAGCTTGACCCACATTTCTACTTGGGCGCTGAACTCGTCGGGGGCCACAATGCCAGCCGCGATAAGGCCAGCGGCAAGCAGGCCCGTGACGACGTAAAGTGCCCGCCTCCACTGCGGCGGTATGCGCTGAGCTAGTGCCTTCACTTTTCCTCCCTTCGGCGCTGGCGGTGGCGCGCAGCCCGTTCCCTTGCAGCAGCGCGTTCCTCTGGGGTCATCTTGTACTCGCGTTCCTCTGGCGGTATCCAGCCAGCAGCAATCCGCTCGGCCCGCACCTTTGCCCTGTGCCGTGCTGCGCGCACACGGTCTGCTGCCCGCTTATTTTCCTGCCTTGCATCAGGCGGCACCTGTCGTTCCAGTTCAGCAGCTGGAACAGGTGGCGGCCACTCCCGTGGCTTTGCCTTCCCATTGCAATCTTCGCAGTAGCCATGGAGGTTGACACAGCCTGTGATGCAGGCGTCGTACAGCGGCGGGCTACGTTTGGCTTTGTCGAAGCGTTCACGTGCGTTAGAACAGTTTATCCAGGGCAATGAGGAAGGCATCTTCGTCCTCGTGGTGTTTGGGGCGTATACGAGCGAAGTAGGTGCGCCCCACCAGCACCACGTCGAGCAGTTTCATGCGCGTGCCTGTTTCGTAATCCCGCTCTGAGTTGGCACGCTCCAAATCCCTAACCAGGGTGAAGCAACCATCGTCGCCTACCCCGAGATGCTTGTGGCGTTCGGAACCTGGCTCGGACATCAGGCCTCCTTGACGCTACGGATGAAGCCAGCAATGTAGTGCCGCCCCGCGTAGTGGCTGCTGCCCGTGAAGTGACTGAGCGGGTCGCGCACTACGCCGCGGAAGCGGTTGGCAGCATGCACCACCTGCCACACAGGCTTGCCAGCTACCATCTTCTTGCGGGTGATGATGCCCACGTGGCTGATGCCTGGCTTGTAGGTGCCGCGCATGAACACCAGGTCGCCGCTAACGGGGGCCGTGCTCGTGGAACTGGTGGCAGCCCATTGCGCAGCGGCTCCATCGACAACGGTCATTCCCGATGCCTGGTGCACCGACCACTGCACGAACTCTGAGCAGTCCAGGCGCGTGGGGTACGGGTTGTCCAGGTCGGTTTCCGCACCCAAGACGTAGCGGCAGTGCCCCACCAGACCCTCGGCCTTGTAGCACAGGGCTAGGGCGCGGCTGGTGCGGCGTCCCACGGTGCCCGTAACGGTTAGACCGCAGTCAGCCTGGAAGCGCCTCACCGCCAGCACGGTGTTGGGGCCATAGATGCCGTCCACTCCAGTGGTGCCCAAGCCGTAGCCCAGGAACCTTAGCTTGCGCTGCACCACGCGCACTGCATCCCCGTGTGAACCCTTCTGGAGTAGAGCCATCTTGTCCCCCTAGTTTATGGTGTGCGTCGAAACGACTCCTACCAAGACGCCAATGATGGTGCCCATGCCAGTCATGAGCAGCGTTGCCCACGTGGGTAGGCGCGTGGACAGCGTCGTTTGTATCTGCGTCAAGGAGGTGGCGATGCTCGAAAACTCGCCCTCCTGTCGACGCTCATGTAGTTCGAAGGCTGTAAGTAGGCTTTCCAACTCTGCCTCAACCCTTGTGATACGTTCCTCCACGGGTGCGGTACTCATTTCCGTCCTTGCTCGTATGCGTGCGGTTCACCAACCGCCCTCCCTTTGCGTCACTCTCCTTCTGAGTCTGACAGCATCAGCGAGGTAATCCGATACCTTCTTTTCGGGCACACCAAGCACCACGCCGTCCCTGGTGGGGTCGGAGTAGCTGCGGCGTACCTCAATGACGCGAACCTCGTCCTGATACGGTGGGTAGCAGGCCGTGTCGCGCACTGTCACGGTGTCGCCAACCCTGATGCTTTCCCACTCGCGCTTGGCATCCCCAGGGCGCTGTAGAGGCATGCGTTCCAGGGCCGCGATGGTCACGTCGTAGGTGTAGCGGGGCAGCAGGTGCTCCATGAAGTACTGGTAGGTGTCGTACAGCAGCCAGCCCGTGTCCGTCTGGTCGGGGGCGCGGTACACACCCGTGCGGTGCTCCACCGTCCCGTCGTCCAGGCGTATGCCGTACATGGGGGTTTCGGGTATGCCCTTTTCGGGGTCGCCCGCGTCACCCATGCGGTGCTTGTCGGAGGCCAGGAAGTTATCGGTTTCGGGCTTGTCCCACGGGTCGCCGCCCGCCGTAGTCCAAGCCACGTCCGTGAACTGGAGCAGCGTTCCGTCGGCCTGGGAAGCACCTAGCCCAATGACCTTGGTGTAAATCTCCCCGCCGTCCCCGCTGCGGGTCACGGCTGCACAGTCCTTGGTGTACTCAATGGTTTGGCCCGAGGCCATGCCGCGGTGCAGCAGGAAGTCAATGCTGCGGGACACGATGGTGTTGCCTGATACCTCCACCTGGCTCTGAACCTCGGCACCGAAGTACTTGGCTACCTCGAGCAGGCACTCCCAGACCGTTGGGTACTCCAGCCACTCGAAGGTGGCGGTGTATGTGTCTGGTATCTCAACCACACCCACGTCCCAGCGGCTGGTGGACAGCAAGCCCTCCACTATGGTGGTGCAGTCGGAGGCCGAGTACTCCATGGGGGCCACCACCATGCTCATGAGTTCGTCCTGCGCGGCATCCTCGGCTACGCACCGCTTGTACAACCCGTTGGGGCCGCTCTCCTCATCCACCGTGCGCGTGACGAAGCACTTGGTGTCGCCGTCCAGGTCGGGGAAGATGACCAGTCCCTTGGGCACGGCCAGTTCGGCGCTGGGGTGGTTGCTCGGGATGGAAAACTCGTACACGTGGTAGAAGTTCCCGTACCCGTCCAGCCGCTCGGTGTGGGTGTCATCGAAGAACGGGCAGGCGGGCATTTCGAGTAGGGTCATCGTCCTATCCTCATCACTTGGCGCTCGCGCTCGTTAGGCTCAACCAGCCATACGTGGTGTGGCCGCTCGGGCACGATGCGCTCTGGCAGCGGAATGCTGTATTGCCTAACCCAATCAACCCTTCCGAACATGGTGTAGGTGGCGAAGCCAATCTTGCCAGCGGGTAGTGGGTCGGGGTCGTAGTAGGACACCAGGTCGGTGTAGGTGACGTCGTCGCTGCTTTGCGAACCGACGATGAGCGCACCATCCCCCTGGGGCGTGACGGTAATGCGGCGATACAGCGCCATCGCCACGCCGTAGGAGTCCTCGGCCACCTTCACGCCACCACCTATGGACTGTGCCTCGTTTCGCCAGATGGTGTGCCACCCAGTAGGCATCAGGCCGTACTTGTAACAGGTGTGGCTCGAGGCAGTGAACGTACCGCTGATGTTGCACGCAACAAGGCCGTACTCCGACGGCGAAACGGACTTGATTACCGCCTCCCCGAACTGTTGCGAGGTGGACAAGTCCATGCGGGCCAGCCCCCACGTTGCACCATACGGAGGCATGTACTCCGCTGTGCCGTCGCCCTTACGCGTCCACCGATAGGTGGAGCCAAAGTCCGTTGCGTTGGGCAAAGGTGATGCGTACGCACCTATGAAGTCATCGAAGAACAGCTGCTCTGTCATCGTGTGTTCCTAAGTATGACGCGCCCCGTTTCGTCCGATTCCACCAGCCAGATGCTTCGTGGTGCTTGGGTCACAATCTTGAACCGCTGCTCCCACACGCCTATGTAGTCCATGATGGTTTCATCGACGCCGTCTGGCACCTGCCTAGTGAAGCCCACACTTCCTGTGATGTACGGCAGGGAGCCACTAACGACCAGCTTGGTTCGGTCGTCACCCCAACACTCCCATACCTGCACGCTGTTGGCCTGCACCACAATCTCGAAGTAGTCGTAATCGTAGCCTGGGTTGGGCGATGCCACTCCCGCTATACCAGCCAGCGCAACGACTTCGCTTTGCAGGGCACCCTGGGTGGAGGATTCGCCAGTGACCCGCATGATATTCATGGTGTTGGTTTCGGTATCCAGCTTGAGGCAGTAGTAGTCGGTCAGCTGAATGGGGATTGGGTCGGACGAAATCTGGGGGGGTGGCGGCTGGTATGGCCCTGGGGCCGTATACAGCTCGGTGAACACAATGCCCCACGCGGGGGTGTTGTTCGAGTAGTCCACCGAAGCGCGCATGTACCAGTACGGCATCGAGGGAACGTAGCTGGCTACAGCGATGTAGTCGCCCTTGTCGACCTCGAGGCCTGGGCCAAGTATTCCAAAGCTGTCCATTATGGTCAGCATGTTCACGCACTCAACGAATACCCAGTGGGTCGAGTTCGGAGGAAAGTACCCAATGGTCTGCACGTAGCCAAAGTCGTTGGTGACGTTCCGCACCCACCAGTTTTCAGCCACGTGGAGGGCGTCGTCGAAATGCTCCTGCCACGTTGCGTCATCGAAGTACCGCGATAGCACGACCGTCTGGTCGTTCCCCATCTTGACCACGCCAGGAGTGATGTGCACCGTGACGTCGCCCCACAGGTGTACGGTTCCGCCCGTTGCGGTAGCTGGTGTGGGGGTGATGGTTGCTATGGCTGCGCCCGAAGCGAGGTAGTGTGTCCCACTTACCGCCACAGCCTTGTAGGGGAACCCCTGAATGCTGACCGTTTGTGCCTGTCCCACGTCAAGCCAGCCCACCGTGCCCGATGCGGAACCCTGCGAGGCATCACTGCCTGTACCGCCGTACTCCAGCGTGCCTGTGTACGACGTGGCCGAGGTGTTGTAGGCGCGGTAGCCCACCTCGAGTACGATGCGGTCGCCTACCTGCGCTGTGAAGGTGTTGTTGGCACTGGCTACTACCGAAGCCTCGCCTAGTAGTGTTGTGCCCCCTAGCTCATCAACGTGGCCACGCTCGTTGATGATGGTGCCGCGTACCGTGGAGGTGTCGCCCGTGGTGACCCAAACCATCCACTCCAAGCGCATATCCGCCGCGAGGTCAGACTCCGACATCACCGCGCACATTTGCTGGCGGCAAGCAAGGTAGTCGATGGTCACGGCGGTAGCAAGCGCGTCGCTAACGAAGCGCCCCAGGGCTACCTGCCAGGTGCTAGAGGTTGAGGTTTCCGCAACGCCGACGGTGGCGGTGCTACCCGATTTGCTGGTGCCAAGCTTCTTGGTGACGGCCCCGCTTGTATCGTCCCAGCTGGCCTTCCACGAATCAGGAGTGTACCCAGCGGCCTCGTTGTTGAGGTAGAGGCGCATGGGCGGTTAGGTCAAATCAATCGCGCCGATGCCATACGTCGCGTCCACGTCGAGCTTCATGGTGGAGTCGATGGTGCTGACGTCACCATCAAACACGGCGTAACCAATGAGGGGGTCGGTGGCGGCGCTACCCGTGCTCTTGTACCAGACGGCGACCCGCGCACCCGTAATGGTGGAGCCAGTCCATTCGTTGTCGGTGCTGGAAATCCACCGCACCTGTTCGGTGCCAGAGTCGTAGCTGAGGCTCTTGTTCGTTACCTCCAAGCCACCCGTGGAGTAGCCTGTGCCGCTTACTTCGTTGGTGACGTCGCTGCGGAATTCGTGGGTGTCCTGGTTGGGCACATAGGACACCGTGGTGAGCATGACGTAGATGGTGTCGGACTCAAGGTCGATGGTCCCCTGCTGCATAATCTTCAGGAACCCCTTGCCGAAGAACTTGAACGTCCCCGAGGCCATTTACAGCCACCTTTCATGAACGTAGGCCGTGCCAGATACGTTACAGCCCGCGGCTATGTCCACCGTATTGCTGCCAACGGCAATCGGGAAGAAGCTCGAGGTGTAGTGCACCAGAGCGCTCATCGGAAGCAGCACCCCGTTCGTGTCGTTCACCTTGGACTTGGTGCTGCCGTTCAGCAGCACCGCCCCCGTGCGCATGTCCACCGTTATGCGGTCGTTGGCCTGGGCAATGACGCTGCTGTCGGTGGCACCGCCACCGCCGCCGTCCGTCCACTCCCACGCCCAACACTCGCTGGCCCACTGCTTGGTGGGTTCCGTCGAGCCAGCCACGCTCATGTGAATGGCCACGGCGTGCAGGTCGTCCGTACCGCAGGCACCCGTGAGGTCTTTGTAGGTGCGCTCCAAGCGCCAGTGGGTGAAGGGCGCGCCCAGGGCTGGGTCGACAATCTCCATGATGGCCGTCCACACCGTGCCATCCCCCAGTGTCCTGCGTTGGAGCGTGATGGCTCCCCAGTTACACGTGTTCCACGCCTGGGGCTGCGCGGGGAGGATGTTCACAATGGACGCGTAGGTTCCCGCCTGGCCGCCAGCCTGTGCGTGGAAGGCCGTTTGCGCAATGCCTCCCCATGAATCCTGAATGCCAGCCTTCCCAATGACGGCGTGGGCCGAGTTGAGGGCGTACAGCTGTATGCGTCCCATGGCAGCGGCTGCCGAATCAGTCCAGTAGAAGATGAGGCCCGTCTGGAAGTCGTGGGCTGGGGTGGCGAGGTGTCGCACAATCGTGGGGCCATGGAAGGAATCACCCGTGCCTGGGTCGTCGATGAACACATAGCCGTCCTCGTGGCCCATCATGGGGCTACCCGTGGAGTCTGAACCGCCCTCACAAATGCCAGACATCAGCTCCCACGGTGCATGCTGTGCTGGCGGTACTGCTGGTGTGCCGCTGAAGTCCTCGTAGAAGTCCTCGCGGTAGTTCACCGTGGGCGTGGCCCCATCCACCTGGTCGGGCAGGCCCACCCGTACGAAGCCGCTTTCGGCTGCAATGTCGAGGAAGGTGGTGTCACCCGCCATTACCAGGTCGAACTTCGGGTAGGTGTCCACGCCGCCGTTGTTGGTGAGCGTGTTAGAGCCTTGCGTCACGGCGTACTCGTCGACCACCGTGTCGTAGGCAAAGGGGTCGGAGCACATGAACACGATGGTGCCGCGGCGAATCTTGGCAATGGCCTCGAGCTCCGTATCGCCGTCCAGCTGCGCGTAGTACACCACGTTCGGGTCATCATCGAAGGTGAGCTCGAGGGGCACGTTCGTGTACAGCCACGTGGCAAGCGTACGGGCATCGGCTATGGCGTCGGCAAGCGTGGTGCCCACGAACACCACGTCGATTTCTATGCGGCGCTCCCCAATGTTGGTCTGCATGAGGTACGCGCCAGGCATGCCAGGCACCTCGAGGGTGCTGCGTTTGACCTCGGGCATCAGCGAGCGGCGGATGTCCGTGGTTGTGAGGCCCATACCCACGTCGGTCGTGCCGTTGAATGTCCAGGCCATGCTAGGCTCCCGCCAATCCTGCTGCGCGCAGTTCCTTGTTGATTAGCCGCGTCATATCCTTCACGAACGTCTGCACGTCCTTGTAGCCGTGTACGGTTACGCCGCCCATGTTGACCGTAATGTTGGAGCCAGCCTCAGCCGCAGAACCGTACGCCTTGGTCACTATCTCCTGGCGGCCCGCGGCCATTTGGTCGGCCATGGTGATGGAGGCAATCTCCTTCGACACCTTCTGGCGGGTCGTTATCAGAGTGCCCCACTCCCTGGCGTTGCCACGGGCGAGCCTGATTACCTCGTCCATGGAGGCCGTGCCCGCAGCCACCACCTCGTCGAACACAGAGGCGGGGAGTATCTTCTGTAGCTTCTTCAGGGCATCGCGGTACTTGGTCAGCTTGCGAATCTGTGCCCTGGCGGCACCCATGAACCCGCCAACGCGCCGCTGCTCGGGGCGGTCGAACAGCCCCGCGAAGTTTCCTATGTCGCGCACAGCCTGCGCGAACTGCTGCGCCAGTTCCTTGGCCGCCTCAACGGCACTCCACAGTGCCTTGCGCAGTTTGTCGGCAGCTTCGGAGGCCTTCTCCGAGGCCTTCTTGGCTGCCTCCGCTGCGTTCTTGCGGGCCTCGACCTCATCCTGCTCCTGCGCGCTGCCCTTTGTGCGGCTGGTTTGGGTTCCCGCCAGCTGGAAGTGCCCGCTGTCGTTCTTGATGGGGTTGGCCAGCCCGAACTGGGAGGCGAGGCGCTCGAGTATGCGCATGGAGGCGGCGTTGGCCCCGCCAATGTCCACGGCCAGGCCCGAACTATGCCGTGAGGGATTCTTGTCGGGGTCAGCTGCGGGCGGGTGGTTTTCGCCGTACTTCTTGGTCAGCTGGTCGTGTATGCGCCGCTGCTCGGCTTCGGTTCGGAACGCGCTGCTAACCGTGAAGCGCGCCCCCTGGTTGTACGCAGCGGTGAGCCACTCCGTCACCTTGGTTTCGAAGCTGTCGGCAAGGCTGCCCAGCTTCTGCCAGCCTGGTGTCCTCACGCTTGCCGAAGAACGGGTGTCCCGCTCGCCAGAGCGGTAGGTGTTCCAGTCCTGGGTTTGCGAGGGCTGCACCTGCGTGGAGTAGTCGGTGGAGCCGAGGCCCTGTGTGGCCGTTGCAGCGTCGTTTGTGCTGGCCGTGAACCCGTCCATGGAGTCGGTCATGTCCTTGATGGCCGTGTCCATGGCCCCGTACGCTTTCAGCGCCGTGCCCTCGAGCTTCTTGGTGGCGGTTTCGGTATCGCCCAGCTGTGTCTGGTAGTCGGTTTGGGCACCCAGCATCTTTTCAGAGGCCGTGTCCACAGCCGCTTGCAGCTTGGCAATCGTCATGCCCTGCGGGTCGTAGCCCTCCTTGAGCGCCTTCTTGAGGGCGTACTGCGCGTTGAGGTACTCGTCCTCTGCGCCCAACGAACTCGACCACAGCTCGGCCAGTGTGTACTTCAGTTCCTTGGCGGCATCCTGCTGCGCCTCAAACTCCGCTTTGGCCGCCGCCAGTTCGTCGGCCAGCGACTTCTGCGAGGAGGTGAAGCCGTCCACGGCCCGCTTGGCCTGCTCGTACTCGATGGTGGCCGTGCGCAGCCGCAGCGTGTCCTTGTTGCCCGCCTCGGACTTGGCGGCTTCCAGTTCCTGCTTGGCCTGCGCCAACCGACCTTCTGCCGCGGCCAGTTCCGCTTCGGCAGTCAGCTTTTCATCGCTCAGACCCTTGAGGCGGTCCTGGTCTGCCCGCAGCTTGTCGGCGGCGGTGCTGCCCGTGGGAGTCCATACGGCGTTCGGCCCAGTGGGCAGGTTGCCGTGCTCCTGCGCATAGGCCATCGCCTCCTTGGCGCTCTTGCCGTAGTCGTTCCACGCGCCAGCAGCCCTAAGCAGCTTGATTATGAGCAACCCGAGGCCCGTTGATATGGCGGCTATGGCTGCCCCGATGCCGAGTGCGCCCGCTACTGGCAGTGCTGCCGTCCACGCGACCTTGGCAACCTGGGGCAGCGTCTTGAAGAGGGTCAACAGCCTGGTTAGGCCGCTGGCTCCCTCGGCGGTTGCCGTGCTGTAAGCCGCCGCGCCAGCCGACATCGCGTATATCTGAGCCGCCGCCGCAGCGGCGAGGTAGGCGGTGCGCAGGTTCTTGTAGGCGGTGACCAGCTTGTTGACGATGCTCACCAGTCCCGCAATAGCCACAATGGCTGCCAGTGGGTGGTCGCGCATCTGCCGTAGCACGCTTGTGAGCCGCATAGCTGCTACCGCGGTGGCCATGCTGAACAGCGCGCCAATCTGGCGTGCGAGGAAGGCAAACAGTGGGCCGAGGCTACTTGCTATGGTGCCCACGTTGCGCAGCGCGGCACCCAGGTCGTTGGCCCCGTCCACAGTCATTTCGAAGAAGGCTTGCAGCTGCGGCATCTGCTCCTTGAGCCACGTAACCACGGCCTTCAGCGGCGGCAGGAACTTGGCCCCCACGGCCCTGGCTGCAAGCGTGAGGCTATCCACAAAGTTCGACCACATGCCCGTGAGGGTCTTCATCTGGGCCTGCATCAGACCGCCGAAGTCCCTCTGCATGCCCGTGCGTATAGCGGCAATGGCCAGGCGCGCAGGCACCAAGCCCTTTTCGCTCAGTTCGCGCACCTTGCCCGTGGTGGTTCCAATGGCGTCGGCCACATACTGCCATGCAGGCACGAAGGCCTCGGTGAGTTGCAGCATGTCGCGGCTGTTCATGCGGCCCGCGCTGCGCATCTGGCCCAGGGCCAGGGTGATGCGGTTGATGCCCTCAGCGCCCGTGCCCAGGGCTGACGCGGCGTCACCCACGTTGGTTAGGATTGGTATGACCTCGTCGGCTGCAAACCCGTACGCCTTGAGGCGCATCGCCTGCTGCTCCACGTCCACTAGCGTGAACGGCGTGGTGGCTGCAAAGGCGGCCAGGCTCTCGAGCATTGCCTTGGCTTTGGCGGCCCCGTCGTACAGCTGGGTGAAGCCAATGGTAAGCACTTCCATGCGTGCCGCTTCGCTCACCATCATCTTGACCGCTGCCGACACGCCTTCTATGGCGGCCTTCAGCGTCATGATGCCAAGGAACACGAAGGTGGCCTTGGTTAGCGTGGTGAGCAGTCGGCTGAACGAGGTTTCCGTCTTGGTAGCGGTGGCCCCCGATTCCTTGAGGGCGGTATCGAGCTTCTTGACGTTGCCTTGCAGCTGCTGTAGCTGCTCCCCAACCTTTGCGCTCTGCTTGGGGTCAAGTAGCCCAGCATTGGCCGCGGCTACGGCGGCGGCGCGTAGTGAGGCGAAGGCTGTCTTGCCCTGCTGCAACGCAATGAGCTGCTGCCCAGTGGTTTGGCCCGTCTTGCCCATGGCAGCCAGCGCAACATTGGCCTTGTTGGAAGCCTTGCTGACGTTGTCCAGCGCACGTGCGTTGGCATTGAGGGAGGCGGCGTTGGTCTGACTCCCAGTTTGGGAACCGCCGCCCCCCTTGCCCTTTGTGCCTGTGGTGCCAACGTCAACCTGCGCCTTGTAGACGCGCTTCTCGAGGTCTGCCAGCTGGGCCTTTACGCGAGCCAGTTTGTCACTGAACTTGCTTAGGTCCAGGTCCATCCTGGCAGTGACTTCGCCGCCCAGCATGCTACTCCAATCCGAATTCCCTTAGCCGTTTGTGGTATTCGGCTCGCAAGTCCTCTGGTTCGGTGGGCAGGTCCTTATCCCTAATCAGCTCCTCCAGGTCGGGCAGCTTGTCGGTGCCGTACTGGAAGGCGGTGAGCCACCACGCAGTGACCACAGCCTGTGTTCGCATACGCCACGAGGCACCACTCACCACGTCGCCGCATTCCTTGGGCGTCAGTTCCTCGAAATCGCTCGGGCTTATGCCTGCTCGGCAGGAGTCTCGCCAGAGTCCTTCGTAGAGGCTGACGCCTCGGTAGGGCTTACCTGGAACCAGCCCGACTCGCTGAGGGCCTCGGTCACGACCGACACAATCTTGGTGATGTCGTGGCCCGCTTCCAGGTAGGTATCAAGCATTTCGTCCACGTCGTCCAGCGTGACGTAGGGGTGCTCGTACACCATGCCTGCGTATAGCAGGTAGGTAATGGTGCCCACCCCAAACGTGGTGCCGCCCAGGTCGGCCACAGTGGCCTTGGCCACTTCCTCGTAGCGCCGCAGCGCCTTGTTGCCGTACCTGAGCGTGTACCACGACTTGCCAATGCGAACCTTATGGGCCTTGGCAGGCATGTGCTTCCTTTCTAGTGCTTAGGTCTACGGGGTGTCGGCAAACGCGGTGATTGCGCCGTTGACGCGCAGGCCGAAGTTGCAGGTGACCGCGCCCGCAACGCTCGCGGAAACCTCACGGCTCAACACAACGGCGTCGCCCTCGAAGCCGCTGTTGGCGTCCGTGTACAGCTTGACGTGCACCTCGGTGCCCGCATCGAACGCGTCGTGCATGTCGCCCTGAGCCGTGTCGGCATCGTCGTAGAAGCCGCTGAAGTTCAGCTCGCCGTTCTTGAACCCCGCCATCCACACCTTGTCGGTGTCGCCAAACGAGGTTACGTCAACCTCGTCTGCCGTCGAGTTGAGCCGCCACTCGGTCATAGCGGCCACGAGCGTTGCCGTTGGGGTGCCAATCTTGACCGCCCCGCCCTTGCCATGAACGATAGCCATGGTGCCCTTCCTTCCTTCCTGTACCTACGGTCTTACCTCGTGGGCCTCCACTTGGGCGACCACCTCGAACCGTCCCTGTTGCTGCCCTAATGATACGGGCGGCGAAAGGGCCGTGTAACCCATACTTAGGAGGCCCGAATAGGCACTCAAACACAGCGCCTCGGCATCCTCTTGCGTGTCGGCCCGTGCGTGCACCGCTATACCTAGCGGGGTATAGATTGGGTCGGGGTTTCCGAAGTCATGGCTGGGTGGTGCAAGCGCGAAGCCGCGCAGGGCAACCACCTCGTTGTACGAGGTGTCCTCGGCATCGGGCATGAAGCCGTAGTACACGGCCATGCCGAGTTCGTACTCAAGCAGCGCGGCGATTTCGGCAATCATAGCCTGCCCCTTAGTGCGAGGAGTATCCTGTCACCCACACGCGCCATGGCATCTGCCTTCATGCGCGTGAAGGGGCGCTTGAGGTAGAACGGCTGCCCAGGTGGGTCGTGTTGGAAGTCCTCCACCTCGTGCTGCAACGCGGCATAGTCGTAAGGCTCGTCCACCGAGTACTTGATGGTCACACCCACCACGTTGCTGTTGGGGTCGAGTTCCACCGTCCCGCTGCGCTGTAGCGTGCCCTTGTGCCAAGCCATGCGGGGGTCTTTGTTCAGCGGCACGTACTCCTGCTGCGATACGGCAAGTATGCGGTCCGCCTGTCGCTCGAGCTCTTGCCTACCAGCCTGGCGCACACACTGCATCACCTGTTCGCCGTACCACCGCATCAGATGAACACCTCGTAGTGGTCAACCTTGCCCGAAAGCCCAATGCGTGCGTACGCCGCAATCACAGTCCAGTCCCTGCCCTCGTGCACCACCAGGTCGCCAACGTGCACTGGCGTGACGGTGAACAGGTGGCCCGCGGCGGTAACTACCTGGCCTGTGCCGTCCACCACCAGCTTGGCACCCCACTCGAAGAGGCACTTGATTGGGATGGTCGTGAACAGCGGCGTGCCCGATGAGGTTACGCCCGTCCTGCGCTTGATGGTGGCGCTTTGCTTGAGGTACGTCCCAATCACTGCACGCTCACCGACTTAGCAATCAGGGGCTGCATGAGTGCCATGGCCGTGGCGCTTGCCAGGCCCGTCTTGGCCCGCGAAACCGCCGCGTTGGAGTAGGTTTCCGAGAACGAGCTGAAGCTCACACGGATTACCCCCTGGCGCATCAGCGTCTGGCGGGTTTCCTCGCCACCGCCAATCAGAAGCTCGAGGGCTTCCTCGCACTGGGCATCCTTCACGCGCTGGGGCACGGTGCCGTCACCCACGTAGCCCGCGTACCGCGTGATTTCCGAGTACCGCTCGTCCTGGTCGGTGAGGGTGGTGCGCTTGCGGTACGCCGACCAGTACATGCGGGGGAAGGCCATGGTTTGCTCGAGGTCGTATATCTCGCCACGCAGAGGCAGCGCATCGAGGCTGCGTGCGGCCTGGCGCAGTGCCCGCGCCTTGTCACCGTCGCTGCTCGAGTACCAGATGTCGGAACCGAGGCGCGCATCCATGTAGGTTTCGGCCTCGTCCATGGTCACGTAGGTGTTGGTGCCAACCGTAAGCGCAGGTACGGAAGCCGCCTCCGACACGACGGTGAGCACCTCTGTATCGCGTACGGTGTTGGTGCCGTTCTCGTCGGTGTAGTACCAAGTCCACACCACGCTGCACGCGCCAAGAAGCACCGCTGTTTCGGTGTCCTCGAGCGTGAGCGCAAACTTGGTTAGGTCGCTCAGCTCCGAAGAATCAACAACGCTGTTCTGTAGCGTCTGCTGGTCGCCGTTCTGGTCGTACAGCTCCACCGTCGGTATGTTGTTAGCCTGGAGGTCGGGAATGTACGTGAGGGTGGCGGTGGAGCCAGCCACAATGACAGTGCTCATCGGGTCCTACCTCCATACTGTCGGGCTGCCATCTTGCCGCCCACTGACGTGACCGTCATCGTCCCGCCCACCTGCGTGGCGACCATGCGCCCTCCCACTGATGGTACAGGCCGCGACCGTGGCGGGGTATACACGATTGACCCCGCCCCTTGGAGCGTCCCTGCAAGCACGTGGGCCTGCGTGGCTTGTGCGCCAGCCCAGCCCGTGCCCGTTATGCTGCCAGCCAGCCGTCTGCCTGGGGCTGGTGTACCTCCCAGGCTGCCAGCGCCCGCGACAGCGCCCGACAGTGGCTTGTTCAGAAGCGGTTGGCCCGTTAGCGCGCCCGCAGCGGCTATGTTGCCCGCCAGCGCCCACGACGAAGCCTGGCCTGGCTCGCCAGCCAGCGCCCCAGTCCCGCTTACAGCGCCCGTTACCTTGCGGCCTGCCCGCACCGTGCCAGCGAGCAAACCCGTACCGCCGACCGCTCCTGTTAGGCGGTTGCCCTTCTTGACCGTGCCCGCGAGGGTGCCACTGCCAGCAATGCTGCCAGTTAGCGAGTAGTTCCCCGCCTCGTCGCACTCGCCAGCCAGGCTCCCAACGCCCGCAATCGCGCCAACGAGCTTGTTGCCCTTGCTGGCTGTGCCTGTAAGAGCGCCAGTCCCCGTAACGGAACCCGTTAGGGCTAGGTTCTGGTGGCCGAGTGTAGGCTGCCCACCCAGGGTGCCCGCACCAGCGCACTGCCCCTGCAACGCCAGGTTCTGGTGCGTAAGGGAGGGCTGTGCATTGAGGGCACCTGTACCCGCAACGATTCCCGTTAGCTTGTTGCCGTGCTTGGGGGCACCAGCAAGGCTGCCAGTGCCTGCGGCTGCGCCTGTTAGGGCGAGGTTCTGGTGTCCAACACTCGGCTCCCCAGCTAGGCTTCCTGCCCCAGCCAGGGCACCCGTCAGCTTACGGCCTGTGCTTGCAGCGCCCGCAAGGGTGCCAGCCCCGCTCATCACCCCTGTGCACGAGTAGTTCCCCGTGAGGTCTGGCTCACCCGCGCCACTGCCAGCTCCGTTTATCGAACCCGCCAGGTTCCAGCCGTGCTTGGGTTCGCCGCCGAGGGTTGCGGTGCTGGTAACGACACCCGTAAGGGTGAGGTTCTGGTGCTGCATGGTTGGCTGCGCGTTCAGCGTACCCGCGCCCGCCACCGAACCCGACAAGCTGAGGTTCTGATGCGTTACGGAAGGTTCACCGCTAAGGCTGCCGACCCCGTTGACCGCTCCAGTAAGCGCGAGGTTCTGGTGCCCGACACTGGGTTCGCCTGCGAGGGAACCAACGCCCGTGGCCGTACCCGTAAGTACGTTGGTGGCCTCGCCCTTGGTGGGTTCACCGCTAAGGGTGCCAGCACCAGTGGCGGCCCCAGTTAGCGTGAGGTTCTGATGGGCGACGCTAGGCTCGCCACTAAGCGCGCCTGCCCCTGTTACGGAGCCAGATACGGGGAAGTCCTCGGTGCCTTGCTGGTACGTGGGTTCGCCACTAAGCGTGCCCGCTCCCGCAATGCTGCCAGTACACACCGCGCCGCGAACCGCTTGCCCCGTAAGGCTGCCAGCACCAGCTGTGGTGCCCGCCAGGGCGTAGTTATGCAGCATGTTGGAAACGGCTATGTCGCTAACGCCGTCCCCGTTCTTGGACTTGATGCCGTACTCAAGGGTTTCGTAGGCGGGGAAGTCACAGTCCACGTAGTAGGGGTTGGTGCTCGGTTCGCCCCCTAGCGTGCCAGCACTGGCAACCGTTCCCGATACCGCGTTGCCCTGCGTGGGTTGCGCGTTGAGCGCACCCGTGCCACTAAAGGCTCCGCTGCATGCCCTGCCAGCTGTGGGTTGCGACCCTAGCGTTAGTGCTCCAGCGCCAGCTATCGCCCCATCGAGCCTGCGGCCCATGGTGGGTTCATCTCTACCATCAACACTGAACATCGCATACGACGTGTTCTTCCCAGCGAGCTTGGCACCGTACTGCGGCGGCGCTTGCGATGTCTTGACGCGGAAGATGAGGTCATACGTGGAGGCCGCAGCCCAGCTTACGGGTTCACCCCACAAGTCGGTGGCGAGGTTCCCGTCGATTGCCGACGGAGTGTGCGCGCCTACAAACAGCATTCGGAGGCCTACGGAGCTGTTAGTTATCCCGCTACCGTCGACAACAATGAAGTACTTCGTGCCAGCCGTTAGTGTGGTGCCCGCCGCAAACCCAAACTCGTACCACAGGTCGGTGACTGTAATCACCGAAGCATCGAGCACGGTGCTGGAGGTTGCTAGGAGGGTCGATGGTGTGCCACTCGTAGGCCATCCTTCGTTGCTGGCGTATAGCCGCGCAACGATGGTGCCCGTCAGCACCTCACCTTGGAACGACGACAGGTAGAAGCCTGCTGAATGTAGCTGCCTTCCATCACCGCTGAACGACTGGCCTATGGCCTGGTTTGCACCCACGCAAATGACGTAGGCAGCTGACCAGTATGAATCTGCCAGGCCAGCGCATTGCCTCGTTGACAGCAGCGCGCCCGCGCCCGCGTACGAACCTGAAAGCGACAGGTTCTGGTGGGCAACCGAAGGTTCGCCCGCGAGGCTCGAGCCGCCCGCGCAGGCACCAGCAAGGGCACGCCCCTGTGTAGCATCACCACTGAGGGTCGATGCGGACGTCACGCTTCCAGTTAGCTGAATGGGCACAGTAGGTTCGCCTGTGAGCGCACCCGCCCCCGAGGCGTTGACTTGCTGTACGGCGTTTATCCAGAAGGCCGTACTCGTTAGGGGCGATTCGATTTCTTGGCTGTTATACGCCGCCGAAAGGCCCAGCCTGAATCTGTCGGCATTCAGAATCTCAAAGGGTATTGGAGGCGAATCTGCCCATGTAGCCCATTCGTCCCAGCCAGAACCTGTGTCGATATACAGCTTCCAGAAATCCCGTGGCCCGCTGGCGCTCGTGTTTATGCGCCAGTAGTAGTCGGGGTCGTCGTACCAGTACTCCAGCGATTGGTAGTCCACGGTGAAGTTCGTGGGCGCTGGAGGCGCAATCTGAGGCGTTAGTTCGAAGGTTGGAAGGTACGGGTTGCCTGCGCCAGATACCGTGCCTGTAAGCGTGAGGTTCTGGTGCGCGAACGAAGGCTCCTCGCTGCGCATGCTCCCAGCACCAGATATGGTGCCCGTCAGCTTGCGGCCAACGCTCGGTGCATTGGTGCCCTGCGCGCATGTACCTGCGGCGGCTATGTCGCCGTCGACAATCCAGAGGTTCTGGTGGCCGAAGTGAGGGTCGTCGGCCCCCGTGTACGGGTTGCCTGCTCCAGCCATGGTGCCCGTGACCTTGTAGGCCATGGTGGGCTTGTAGGCAGCCTGGGCACCAGTACCAGCGCCAGCCGCGGTGCCAGTAAGCTTCCTGCCAGCACTGGGGGCGTTGGTTCCCTGGCTCATCGTGCCAGCGCCCGCCATGCTGCCGCTCAGGGTCAGTGCGTTGCCAGTCGGGCGCAGGGCTATAAGCACCCACGGAACGTCCAGGTCGGTACGCTGGTCGCCGCCTACCAGAACCGTAACGTTCCCGCAGCTTCCAGCGGTTGCCTTGACTCCCTCGTGAACCAGCCAGCCTCCACCAGAACCAGAGTTCGTTGATTGGTAGTCACGGCCCGTGACGCTGGTACAGCCATCCATACCCCAGCCAGTTATGGGGCTGGTGTTGCTGTCCTTCGTATGTGCGCTGAAGCAAACGAAGAGGCAGTTATCGACGGTGCTCGAAACACCCGTGGTCAGATTGCCGTAGTTCCATGTGATGTTGGTCGCAGCGCCATACGTGTTTACGTTGAAGGGGTTCGTAGAATTCACGCCACGGTAGGCGATGATGTTCGCTATCTGGTGGTCGCCTGTATCTGTGATTTGGGGGTTGGAGTCACCGCTTTGCCACCATCGGTACGCCACCCACATACGAGTGTTGTCGCCCGTGGTGAACCAAGTGTCGTTGAGGTACGTCCAACCAGAGGGCGTAGAAGGGGCGGATTCTGAGCCAAGGTTCTCGACGTAGAGCAACATCAGGTCGCCAGCCTGAACGCCATTCGGGATGGTGGGCGTTATGTTACCTGTGCCAGAAGCCTTGGTGCCGATGTTGACAAAGGCGACAGCCACTACGCGCTTACCTCCTCAAGAAATACCCAGCTACCACCGTCAACACGGCGATAGACCTCATAGGAGGTGGCTTCCGCGACTGCTTCCCATTCTGCCTTGCGGCACGCACCTGAAATGCTGGCCTCTACCCAGCCTGGTGCGTCTGGAGCATTGCCCTGGTAGGTTGGCTCCCCTGCCGCGCTACCAGCGGCGGCAACGGAACCAGACAGGGCCAGGTTGGCGGCTATCAGCGCGTTGCCCGCGCCCGTGCCCGCCATTGTTCCCACGAGTTTCAGTCCTATTGACGCAGCGGCGGCACACGAACCCGTCGCGTTTATCGTCCCAACGAGGGCTAGGTTCTGGTGCTGCACCGAAGGCTCGCTGGCCAGGCTACAAGCGCCAGCACCCGCTACCGTGCCCGTAACCACAACGCCGCGAACGGGTGCGCCCGTACAGGCACCAGCGCCAGCTATTGACCCCGCCGTGTTCCAGCCCTTCTTCGGGGGGCCAGCCAATGCTCCAGTGCCCGTTGCGCTACCAGTAAGCGGGTAGTTCTGGCTGGAAGATGCTGTGAGTTCGAGCCACGCAGTGTATGTAGCTCCAGAGTTGCTGCTGCTGAGGTCGGTGGCATCGGTGCCACCGTAGCGCAGGAACACCGTCTGCATCGATGCACTGGCAACTCGGAACCCACACTCTAGGATTAGCCTGTCACCCGCAGACATGGCCACGCTGGAGAACGTCGGGTCCCAATCAGTACCGTAGGTTCCCGACCCAACGCCCATCTCGGTTCCGTGCAGGTACTGGCTCACCATCGTCCCGCGCAGGGTGTCTGTCACACCTTCTGACGCCCACAGGTGCAGCCGCATGTAGGCATTCGCCCCTGCATCTGTCTCGTAGTAGCCGAAACAGCCTGAGCAATCGGTGGGAGTGAACGCTTGGACGAATGGCAACGTGACCATCGTGCCCAAGCCACGGTCGCCACTGCTCATAATCAGGTGCTGGAACGCCGTGAGGCTTCCTCCCTTGTGCCCCATCAGCTTGTCGGTAGTGGGGTCGCTGTTCCAGCTGCCGCGATACGTAGTCACCCCGTTTACGGGGTCTGCGTTTGCGAAGTACAGCCGCACACTGGTTGGTGTGCCTGTGAGCGTGATGTTGCTGATGTAGGTGCCGCTGGTATTAGCTCCGATTTTGCTGGTGGTGTAGTCCCCCGAGTAGTACCTAACACCGAACGTCCAGGTGTTGGCGCTTATGCCCGTAGCAACGAGCGGCCCCGAGTAGCAGGATTCGGAGTCGAGTAGGTCGGTTTCGTTAGCGTCGTAGAGCTTCGCAGTGACCCGCAGAACTGTGCCACCCGAAACGCTCTGCGATGCTACACCTTCGGTGCGGGTTGTTTCCGACCAAGCCGCTTCACCGTCATCGAAGTTCACCACGGCTACGTTGGACTCAATCTGGCTCTCGGTAGCCCCCGTGACTAGGTAAACATCATGCTTGATGAAGCGTGTGTTCCCGTTGGAGTTGCTGGCGCTGCATAGGTCATAAGCAGAGCCGCCAGCGGCAGGGGAAAGATGCGCACCCGCCTGGTTGCCCGTCGCCCTGATGTACAGAGTCGTCACGGCTGGTCAGGGAACCTTCCCTGAAGCGAGGGGTAGGCGGCGTAGAGGGCGTTGCGCTCCGCTACGGTATCAATCTGGACGACGAACTGGCCGCCAGGGCCAACGGCGTTGCACTCGTCAATGACTGCCTGAGGTATCGCCTCGTCGGTACGCACCAAGGCAACCTCTGGCTCGGGGTTGTCCTCCTCGTAGGCCACCCCGTAGCCAATCGGCGTTGCATGCCTCATGTCACCGAACGTGACGTTGCGCACGGTGCCGCTCTGAAGGTGCGTCACCTTCCACGTTTCGGTGGCATCAAGCATGAGCATGGGGAAGTAGCGGCGCGTTGCGCTGGTGCTAACCAGCGCGCTGGAACCGCTCAGGGGTTCCACCTTGATGACGTCACAGGCGTACCAATAGGCCATGCTGGCTCCTCACGAACACCTGGCGGGGCAAGGTGCTGCCCCGCCAAGCTGCAACGGCTAGGTCTGGGCGATGACCAGGGCACCAATGGCAAACGTGGCCGTGTCGCCAGGGCCAAGCGTCTTGCCAGTGCTGAACGCGCTGTCGCCGCCGCCGAGGAAGTTCCCCGTGGTCTGCGCGTCCCACACGCCGAAGTAGTTCGCGGTCTCCCAGGTGTCCGCGCCGTCCGTGTTGGTGAACACGATTGCGCCAGCGTTGCTGACCTCTGTGGGGTCACCACCAGTCGGGGTCGTGAACCCGCCGCTGACCTGCACGCGGGTGTACGACACGCTGTTGCCCACCACGAGCTCGTTCGCACCAGTCTCGCCAGGGCTGGCGGTGTGGAGCGAAACCCACCACGCAGACGGCCGCGTGGGCGCTGCGTCGTCGGTGAACGCCCACGTCAGAATGGCGTCCTCCAGGTAGTTACTGAAGCTCACTGCTGTACCTCCCTACAAACCGAATGGACGCTTCCCATGCTGATAGCGTACCGAGGCTGGAAGCGCAGTGGTATACCCACTTACCGCCCCATCCAGGAAGGGGTGACGCACGGAAATACCAGCTGCTTTGCCCACCGTGCACTCAGCGCGGGCGGTGTCCTTTGCCAGCCTAATCTCGTACCGCTGCATGGTATCCAGCACATGCTCGCCCCGCCTGGGTTTCACCTCCTCGCCCACCAGGCAGCTGTAGCGTTGCAGTATGCCCTGCCTTCCCCACAGCGACCGCCGCAGCGCAAACTCATCTTCGCTTGGCCAGTCGTCAAACGCAGCGTGGTAGCGCACAGCGGTGCACAGCACCGCATCGGCCCCCGTGGGCGATAGCAGCACACCGTGACCTTCGGCCTGGGCTTGCAGCGCAACCAGGTACGCGGCGTAGGCACGCCTGCGCACCTCCTCGTCCACCGCACCCACCATGGTATCCACGTCGTGCAGCACGCTGGTGTGGGGCACGACACGCACCCGAGTAACGAAGAACACGCTTCCCATGGCACATGCCACCGCCATTGACCACTCCTGCGCGGTTGAGAAGGCGCGACAGCGCGCCATGCTTGCCAGGAGGTAGGAGTGCTGGCTGCCGTCAATCCAGGTAGCGGGGTGGTGCCGTTGCGCCAGGGAAATGGGGTGCTGTAGTAGCCCTACGAACTCATCAGTGGGCCTCATGGGCGGCCTTCCAAGCCTCCCACTCACCCGTATGCACCTGCCGTACGTGCCCACGCAGCGCAAAGTCCGACTTGAAGAGGCGCTTAGGCTCGCACAGCTCACAGGGGAACCCGCCAGTCACCGCAACGTACAGGGCAATGAGGCCATCCACCTCGTCGTCCATGTACACGCGGCTGGCAAGGGCTTCCTCCACCAGGGCTTCCCAGTCCAGCTTGCGGTCCTTGATGCGGCCAATGAGCTCGCCCATGGTGTTGGCGTAGATGCCCGCCTTGCCCTCCATGTATCGCTCAACCGCTGGCGCGTTGCACGCCAGTATGGGCAGGCCGCACAGCAGGTACTCGAACAGCTTGTTCGGCACCACCACGTCCCACTTTTCCGTGGCCACGTCGCAGCCCAGGAAGCCCCACTGGTAGTGCGGCAGGCGCTCGAGCATGGCCATGAACGGCACCATGTGACGGGCATTGCCCTTGTAGGCCACAACGGCATCCACGTTTGTGAACATGTCGAACCGCACACCCGCCTGGTTGAAGGCTTCCACAACCTTATCGTGGTTGCGGAACCTGTCGTTCCCAAGGGAGTGGGGCATGCTGTTGCCCTCGTACACGACACCACGGCGCACCTCCAGGGGCGGCAGTGTGGGCTGCCAGCCACGGAGGGTGGCTGTGTGCACCACCGCTTCGGGTATGTCGCGCTTGTAGCCCTGCTTGTGCGCGAACGCCTGGTACTCCCTGCTGGTGTGCACAATGGCATCGGCGCGCTTGAAGGCGTAGTCCTGGTCAATGGTCTTGCGCCCAAAGCGATGCTGCTCCATATCGTGCACGTCGTACACAATCGGACGGCCAGCCGCACCCTCGTCGGCAACGCGCATGAGGTGGTCGGGTTCGTTGTGCACGTGCACTATGCCCGCACCGCTTGACCCGATTGCCGCAGGCCACTCGGGTGCTGGCAGCACCTGTATCACGTCAAAGGCATCGGGTATCTGGGGTATGCGGGCACCAAGCAGGTCGACACGCCATCCCCGCTGCCGCAGCGCCATAGCCTGCTTCGTAACCCTCGAATCGCACTGCTGCGAAACCATAAGCACGTGGTTGGGCTTGGTTTCGTACCAGCTGGGGCCATAGTCGGCTATGCCGCGGGCTACCAGCTTCTTCGCACGCTCCTCCGTCACGGTAAGCCAGGAACCTGGGGGCTTCACGTAGCCGCCCGTGTGGAACTCGCGGCGCAGGCGGACGGTCACATTAGCCATGTTCCCCCCTGGGGGGGGGAGGGCCGCCCAAGGCGTTGTACGGCCCTCCCCATCGTGGGTCGGTGGTTCCTAGTACGTGTCCCCGAAGCCGCTGGTGACAACCGCGGCCAAAGCCTCGTCGGCCTTGACGGGCAGGAAGCCCGTGAACATGGTTGCACGGAGGGCAATCATGTCGAGCTCCGCGAGTGCCATGGGGTTGCCGCTGCCGTCGGTGACGGTCGTCAGCGTGGCCTGGTCAAGAATCTTGTAGCTGATTCCCTGAACCACGCTGTAGTACACCTGGTTCCAGTCGCCAACGATGCAGGTCACGGCCTGGTCCCAGCTGGCCACGTCGGTGTAGAACGCGGTGTTCAGCCCGTAAATCATGTCGGTGCTGTCCTGCGTCATGGCGGGCTGGAAAATCGGCTCGCCGCCCGTGGCGCGCAGGCCACGCAAGCGGGCCTTCAGCGACCGCAGGCTGAGGCAGCCGTTGGGGCCATAGTTCGCGGACTCAACCAGGCCCATGGCCAGGTTGATGTCGTCCGCCAGGTCCTCGCCCGTCTCCTCCGTGATGTGGTTGGTGCCAATCTCCTCCATGATGGAGGTGGCCCAGGGGGAACCGTTGCCGAAGATGCACGCCGTGTCAAAGGCGATTGCAAAGGACTCAACGATGTCCTCGCGAATCTCGCCCCACACGTCGAGCGGGTTGCCGATGAAATCGCGCTCCTTGACGGGCACGATTACGGCGAGCTCGTTCGCGGTCATGTTGACCTGGTCCCAGCTCGCCTTGTCGGCGGTCTTGCGCTCCAGGTCAGCGACCCAGTATGCGCCAGGGCCGCTCACCCTGCGGTTGTACGTGCGCGTCAGCGTGGCCTGCGGCACCTTGCGTGCGAGCCGCATGACTGCGCTGGTGTGCCGTACGTCCTTGATGATGCCAGCCGCGACTTCCTCGGGTACGAACTGCGAGGTGGTCGTAATCTGGCTGGTGGTTGTAAGCGCCATGTGGTCTAGCCTCCTCCAAAGGTTCTAGCTCGTGGGAGGGCCGCCAACAGAGCGGCAGCCATCTGTTCGTCGGGTGTCATTGCCGACCCCGCACCAGGCGGGTTGGTCCCACCGCCGAGGTTCTGCTGCTCCTGCTTTGCAAACTGAAGCAGCTCCTCCACGTCGGCAGTAATGGCTTCCTCGTCGTCGCCCTGTACACGCGGCACGAGTCCCTCGGGCAGACCCTTTGACCTGGCAATACTCGCGCGCAGGTTTGCAAGCTGCGCTGCCGTCACAGCCGCATCGGCGGCTGCCTTCTCTGCTTCCAGCTGCTGCACACGTGCCGCGAGCTGTTCCGCTTCGGTCATGTTCGCCTGCCGTACTCGCTCGGCTTCCTCGAGGGCGGTCTTGACCGCGTCCTCGTTTTCGAAGCCGAACTTGCCAAGGAAGGCAGTGCGTGCCTCCTTGCGGGCCGCGCCAACCATGCGGTTGACCTCATCCTGGGTAAAGACCTTCGGCTCGCCGCCGCCTTGCTGCTGCTGGCCGCCACTATCGCCGTCGCCTGCACCCTGCCCGCCCTGCGCACCCTGTCCGTCCTCAGCCATGCTGTAGCCCTCCTTGAGCCGTGGGAGTCACGTTCGGCGCAAAGATACCCCCGTGAGTGTTCTTCCCGCAATGCCACTCACTCTCTCGCGAGTCCGCCGTGCCAAAGAAGAAGGTAACGATTTGACCTGGGCAAACACAGCCACATGAGTGCGAAAACAGCCTTTGACCTGCCCTTTCGGCCCTCGCGTGACTTGCCATTTGGTATCATGTATGTAGGACGGCACCTTGACACCACGGAATAGGAGCGTGTTGCACATGGCCATCAAATGGGTCAAGCGCGGCAAGGGGCAGTGGACTGGCGGAGGGTTCCGCATAGTCGAGTGCACCGAGGACAAGGAGGGCACCGTGCCCGTGTTCTTGGTGCTTGGGTACGACGCTAGAGGCATGGAGTACGAGGCTGGCAGGGCGCACACACTCGACTCGGCCAAGGGAATGGCTGGAGGCTTGGCCGCACTCCAAGGGTTGTTCAGGTTCTAGCACAGGCGCGGTGCCGTCCTGGGCGGGGCGTA